ATTACTTGTATTTTTGTGTATAAATTGTTATATAACGTATTGTAAACAAAGTACTTGTATAACAATTCAGGAGATAGCACAATGTCACTAATTTATGAACCGTCCGGGAAGGCAAGAGAGTATTCGCCGCTCGCGCTGAATATTTACAGGGGCTGCGATCACGGCTGCGCGTATTGCTATATCAATAAGTTCGGCGCGGACAACAAGCACCCGGTAGTGCGGGCCGGAATAGTCCCGCAGCTTGAAAACGAACTCCGCCGGCAGGCGATAACAAAGCAGGTTCTTGTCTGCTTTATGACGGACCCGTATTGCAATAAAGAAACGGAGTTGATGGTCACTCAGAGCGTTCTTGATTTGCTGGCGAATTTCGATGTACCGGTGGCCGTGCTTACGAAGGCAGGCAAGCGGTGTCTTCGGGATACAAAAATTTTCAAACGCTTCACACATTTCAAGATCGGCGCAACCTTGACTTTCACGAATGAGAAACGTTCTCTTAAAATCGAGCCGGGCGCGGCCACGCCCTCCGACCGGATGGAGACATTGAAAATCCTTCACGATGATTTCGGTTTCAGGACATGGGTTTCGCTCGAACCGGTTATCGACCCGAGCCAGTCACTGGAGATAATCGACCTGACGCATGAGTTTGTCGATGAATATCAGGTCGGCAAGATCAATAACTATCCGGCGTTTGACAATAAAATCAACTGGCGGGAATTTGGACGGCAGGCGGTTGAAAAACTGCTCGGCTATGGCAAGGATTTTTACGTCAAGAAAGACCTGCGGGAAAAGATGGATATGAATCTCGATTCGAAGCATACCGATATCGATTACCTGACCGTCGGGAATAAGAGTCAGCCACAAAAAACTGAACAGGCGAAGCTATTTTGAACACGCTGAGAGCACACGAAGAAGAATATTATTACCGCCTGCTTGAGAATAAAATTCAAAAAGCCCGGGCCTCATTCTGGGAGTATGAGAAATTGAGGTTTCCGGGCTTTTTTAAAGATTCACGCCCACATCTTAATAAAATCGCTGACGCTCTGCAAAAACTGGACGAAGGGAAGCTGCTGAAACCGGACGGCACGCCATTCAAAAAATTAATGATTAATATGCCGCCGCGGTTTGGTAAGTCCTTCTCAACGTCGAACTTCTGTACGTGGACATTTGGAAATTCGCCGAAAAGGAAAATCGCTTCCGTATCGTATAACGAAATCATGTCCGGAGAGTTTTCCCGGCACGTCCGGGACACGATCGACGAAACGAAGGCCGAGGCATGGAGGGTTATCTATCCTGATATATTTCCGGGCATAAAAATAAAGGCCGGTGATTCTGCAAAGGGGAAATGGAGCCTGGAGGGAACATATTTTTCATATCTCGGCACATCGTTCGGCGGTACGTTCACCGGTATGGGCGGCAATATTATTATTATCGACGACCCGATTAAAAACTATGAGGAGGCGTTAAACGAGTTCGTTCTTGAGAAACATTGGGAATGGTATCGGAATACCTGTCTTCAGCGGCTTGAAGAGGGCGGCATTATAATACTTGTTATGACCCGCTGGTCTACGCGCGACCTGTGCGGCCGGGTGCTTGATCTTGAGGGCGATGACTGGTACCAGTTGGTAGTAAAAGCGATTGATGATAAAACCGGCGAAATGACCTGTCCGGAACTTTTAAGCACCGCCAGCTATATCGACAAAACGAAGCCCGGGAAGATGGCGCCGGAGATAGCGCGTGCAAACTATCACCAGGAGCCGGTGGACATCAAAGGGAAGCTGTATAAGGAATTCCAGACGTATGACAGCACACAAAAGCAGACCTGGGAGAAGATTGTATCCTACTGCGATACGGCCGATGAAGGCGATTGCTATCTGTGTAACGTTATTTTTGGGATTAAGAAGCGCGAACCGTATTTGCTCGATGTCTATTATACTCAGGAAGGCATGGAGGTCACGGAGCCGGAAACGGCGCACCGGCTGGACAGGTTTAACGTCAAGGAATCTATCATTGAGAGCAATAACGGCGGGCGCGGATTCGGTAGGAACGTGAAGCGGATTCTATGGAACAAGCATAAGAACGGCAATATCAGTATCAAAATGTTTCACCAGGGCGACAATAAAGAAGCGCGGATAATCGGCAGCTCGACGTACGTCATGAGTCACATATATTTCCCGGAGGATTGGGCGAAACGCTGGCCGCTGTACTATCAGTCGATGAACTCATACCAGCGGACGGGGAAGAACCGCCACACGGACGCGCCGGACGCGACAACCGGTGTAGCCGAATATATGAACAGGAAGTTCTCAGACATCACTCAGAAAAAAACCTACTCAAAACAACAATTGGGAGTCTTATAATGGCAGAGGACGTACTGGTAAATGTAGAGGATTTCGGGAAAACGCTTTCAGCCTGGGAGGCGTTGTCAGGTGTAAACGATGCCTCTAAGGTTGACGAATGGATAAATTTATACGACGGAGAAAATAAGGAGATCCTCAAGAGAGAGGATAAAATCATCGGAGAAGGAGAGAACGCAACGGTTGTTCCTGTCTGTAAGCTGCCTATTTCACTTCAGAAAAAGATCGTCAATACGTGCGTGGCGTTCCTCTTGGGAAACCCTCCGTCATATACCCTAAACGGCACCGACGACAAATTCAAGGAACCGTTTGGGATCTTCATGGAGGTCATTCAAAAAAACAAACTCCGGTATTTGGACAAGGAAATTGCCAGGCGATTAATGACAGAGACGCGGGTTGCGGAACTGTGGTACACCCAGCCAGCAAAAGAGGGCGAGGCCGCAGCACCGACTTATCGGGTAAAGATCCTAAGCAGAAAAGCCGGGGATTTGATATATCCTCATTTCGATGAATACGGAGATTTCGACGGATTTCTCCGGAGATACACATCCCTCACGACCGATTTGAAGTCATTACAGCGTGCGGATATCTTCACGGCAAATAACGTTTATTATGGGAAGGAAACGGATGGGGCGTGGGTTGTTGAAGAAAAGCCGAATTTGTACAAGAAAATCCCCGTTATCTATTATCAGCAGGAAGAGCCGGACTGGCATGAGGTACAGCCTTTGATTGACAGGCTTGAAATGCTTATCAGCCGGCACGGCGACACAAATGATTATTATGGAAATCCGACGCTCAAGTATTGGGGCGACATTTTAAACCCGCCGAAAAAAGGTGAGGTTGGGAAAACTCTTCACTTCGAGACTGGTGCTGATGGAGAGCGCGGAGATGCTGAATACCTTGCATGGGACAATGCGCCTAAATCGCTTGAGCTGGAATATACGAATCTGAAAAACCTCATTTATTCAATGACGGATACCCCGGATATTTCATACGACAATCTCAAGAGCCTGGGGAATCTGTCTGGCGTGGCAATTAAATTAATGTTCTTTGCCTCAATCCTGAAAGCTCAGGACAAACAAGAAGTGTTCGGCCCGGGGCTGATGCGACGGATTAATTTGCTCAAGTCTATGATTTCCACCACAAACGCAAAGGTAAGATCTACAGCCGCGGAACTTGACATTTCGGTCCGGTTCAATGACCCGCTTCCGGAAAACATCGCCGAGCTGGTGGAAACGATTTCTATTGCAAGAGGCGGCCAGGCAACGATGACCGAAAAAACGGCTGTCCGGAGAAACCCACTTGTAGAGAATCCGGAGGAAGAGATCGAGGAATTGGAAGCGGAGAAAGCGGCTTCGGGCGTAAAAGACTTGGGGGAGAGCTTCGACATGGGATAGCCTCATACTCACGAGGCAAAGCTGTTCTTACCGGAAGATGAATACAGAGAATATCTGGCAATGGGCGTTCGGGATTTCCGGTATCTCGATGATGATTTCACCTCATGCCTGATAACGCTGGACAGGCTGGTAATCGAATGCATTGCCCGGGAAGACGGGAGCATTGAAGTAACATTTAAGCCGGAAGATTAAGGGAGATTATCGATGAGCGATATTTTGTTTACTGAAAAAGACGGGATGTCAAGGAGGAAATTTTGCGGTTCGCTGCTTGGACTTTTCAGCACAGTTTTTGCAGCAAAGGTACTACCTGATATTAATAAGCCGTTAGTTGTTCCTGACATCGAGAAGAGCATAATAAAACATGCTGATAGGCCCATAACCAATGGATCAAATATTCTGTATTTAAATGGCATGTCTATCCCCCGCCATTACATCAGACACATATCAGTTGATATAATATCAGATACTATAGATGTGAGTACTTTATCTGAGCAAATGACATATATGCCTGTCGCAAGTCCTGTCATGGAAATAAATGTAAAAATGATTGGCGACAATGAAATGATGAAAGAATTGCAGCGCATTGTAGTGCCAATGACATCAGAAATGACTTGCGCTTTAAATATGAATAACCATAGCATCGTGGGAAGTGGAGCAATAACGCAATCTTCTGTACAGTTTTTATATGAAAATCGTCGTAGCAGTCCTGAGATTTATTTAATGGAATTGCGTGTATCGCTCTACTCATGGCACAATTTTAATAGGGTGTAAATGACCGCAGCTGAACTTGAAATGATTTACGAGCAGAAAAACATCCGTGAGATCGTTCGGCGGAACAAGGAAGTTATGGCCATCCTGGAAGACACGTCGAAGGATATGGCCGCACGGATTAAAGCGTATCACCTCCGGCATCCGAAAGGCGGCGCGTCGTTCTATGCGTTTAACAGGCAGGTCGAGCGGAACATTGACGCGGCATTGATAACCATGTCGGAAGAAATCGAAACGGCGATCCGGAACGGGATAA